TCAGCGTGTCTGAGCCTCTCAGCCCATTGGTAGATGGCTCTGCATTCATCACAGCCGACTTCAGGGCTTCCGTGCCATACATAACAGACAGAGGCACTATAATACAGCCCGACCTATCTACGCAAGAGATAACTCTAACCTTACAGAAGTCATTAGACGACTTCGGGGTGCTCATGCCCAATGCTAACCTCAACCTCGCTGCGGGAGATAAGTTTGCCCTGTTAGGAGTGAACTTACCCGATAGCTATGTGATAGCAGCAGAACAGAGACTCGAAGATGCTATACTTAATTGGCTATCAGAGAATAACTATGGTAAGTTTCAGTATGATGCTAAGATTTATCCATTGCTATTTGCTCAAGATGAGACAATAGAGCCTCAGATAGCAATAGGATATAAGATAAAGCTAAAGGAGCTTACAGAGGACTTGGAGATAATATCTACAACCATAGAGAAACGGACAGATATGTTACTCAAGCAGTATAACATACAGTTATCTCCTACAACAAAGAGGACAGAGACAAGGACAACAGCCATAAACAGGCAGATAGCTAAGATACTTTCTACCTACGGCAAGACAACAAAAGACCTCACCGTGATAACAAGGAGTCTAAGCACAGACATATACGAGGTAGCTACAAAGGCTTTTGGGCAGTCAGCAC